GCCCTGCGCTGGGGAGTGCGCAGGGCATGGGATTGGGTGGAGAGGGCCGGTGCTGGTCTCCGGCATGACAGTCCCGTCTGCGGATGGGTCAGTCAGTAGCGCATCTACTTCGCGCATCAGCCTGCGCATTCCTCTCCGTAGTCGGTCAGTTCTTCGCAATACGCGTCTGCGGCAGGCCGTGGATGCGGCAGAAGCTTCGCGCCCGTTCTCGGCAGTAGAAGTAGTGCCGGGTGCGCTTTCCGGTTGCAGCGGTCGTGCGGATCACGTACTTGTTCTTGCTCATGTCGTTCCTCTATCGGATTGGACGCTTGGGTTGCTCGGGGTAGCCTGGAATGCGAGTCGGCGGCTCTACACGCGGCTCGCGCTTCCGGTTACGGCGGTAGATGTGGAACTCGTCGTAGGTCATCAGCGCAGACAGAACGGCGGCGAGACCGAACGTGACCGCAATGGCGTTGAGTTCCACGTAGAAGCACAGGGCAGATACGGCGCTGAGGAACAGCGTCCAGAGCAGCCACATTGCGAGGGGAGCGACGTTCTTCATTCCTCACTCTCCTGTGCGCAGATGCCCTCGCTAGCCTCAAGCTCGGCAAGCGGATCGGGCGGGTTGATCGGCGGAATGCCCTGCTGCATTGCTGCGATGAAGTCGGCGTCGGGCGTCACGGCTGCACCTGCACTGCGCACCACAGCGCGGTCAGGTACATGGCGGTCATTGCCGAGTAGCCGAGGACGGACCAGGCGAGGCGCTTCATGTGGCACCTCGCTTGGCCTTGCTAACGTAGTAGTCCAGCCGCGTGGCTTTTGCGTTCTTGTTTGCTGCAAACGCATTCGCTTCGACTCGCGTGTCGAAAACGGCAACTGGGTACGGAACGTTGAAGGCGCAGGGGGAAGTGGTGACAGCCATCACGACGTAGACGGTGCTCATCCCATCGCTCCCAGCAGCAGCGCGAACCCAGCACCAGCCAGAAACGCCAGCACAGCGATGACGATCATGTCGCGCGCGGTCTGCTTCGCAGCGGCGGTTACGGCGTGCTCGATGCTCACTCGGCACCTCCGAAGCGGGCGACAACGTCGTCCCAGCGCTTGCGTGCATCGTCCAACGACCAGCGCGTGCTATCGGGCAGGCTCTCGTCCTGCGCGAGGTTGTAGGCGATGTTCGCCAGCAGAGTTCCAGCCTGCTTTGCCTGGCGAATAACCTCCGCCGCCTTAGCCCGCTCGCCGGGAAGGTAGTTGTCAGGCTCCCGGATCAGGTCCAGCACGTCGAACTTCAGGGCGCTCATGCCCGATCCTCCTCGGCAATGTCGTTGCGCTGCTGAAGTTCCTTGACGGTGAACTCGGCGAAATCGCCATCGAATGCATGGCCGAACCACTCGCAGCAGAAGCCGATTCCGAACTCGCGGATGAAGTTGTCGAAGCGGTCGCTTTCGCACTTCACCGGCACAGGAGGCAGCGCACCCGGCTGCAGGAAAGCTCGATAGCTCATGCCGCACGCTCCCGCGCAGCTTCCAGCGCAGCAGTGCGGGCAACCTTGGCGAGCCGGTACAGGTCAGCCAGCAGCTGCGAGCCCAGCAGGTCGTCCGGGTGCTTCCCGTC